CCATTCAACGGGCCAGCACATGGCCGAAGCCGCTGCTTACGGCAGCACGTCACTGGCCGGTGACACATGGGCGCGAACCCGAAGCGAGACGACTCGCAGGCGTGGCGCGTCACGGCGGCGACGGCAGCCTGCTGGCTCGTCCTTCCACGCACGCTACTGACGCAGGCAGTCCCTCCTGTGCAGCGCCTGTCCTCCCCAGCCGCTGCGCGTGCATTGCCCATCCGGTTCGCCGGGTGGGGTTTTCTACACCCTGACCCATGGCCGCCAACAAAGAAACCGTCGAACTGCGCGGAGACATCCCGCGCCGGTTGGCAGCCGTGCTCGATGCCAAGAGCAGGCCAGGCCAGTCGCGTTTCGCGGTCGCACTCGAATGGCTCGAAGAGCGCCAGGCCGCCGAACTGAACGAAGCCCGCCGTCTGCTGGCCGTGGTGCGTGAAGCGGAGGAATCGTGATCGCATGCCTAGAAGCATCTGCGATTGAAGCCAGCGAATCAACGGAAAGGCTGCCCATTGCTGCCCCGCAGCAAACCCGAAACATTGGGATATCCCGCCCGTTAGGGGGATGGGGTCCGTGGCGTCATCAGCAGTGCTGACGCTGTGTTTTCAAACGCACAGACTTGAAACGCAGGAGTGATACATGCCGCGCGAAATGCACCCCGATGAAATCCGCCTGCGAGAGTGGGCGAAGCTGGCGTTCCGGGCGCTGAACAACGTCGGGCCGCTGCTAGCGGATGTTTCATGGGCGACAGATGGCGAGACGGCCGGAATCAACCGCGTGCGCGGACTGGCCGAGGCCGCGGCCGAGCAGTACCTGGCAATCGCCGAAGTGAAGCTCGGCGATGCTTTGGCAGACGCAGCGGAGGCGATGAAGCCATGATCCCCCGCGCCTCCCTCTACGAACTGGCCCAGCGCCCCGGTGGCGTGAACAGCGTTGAAGCCGTCGCCGCATGCCATCCCAGCGAGCGCACCGACATTCTCGCAACGCGCCTTGCGAACATGGTGGCGAACGGCATGCTGACGCGCGTCAACGAGTCGCCGAGCGCATTGCGCCCGCGCTGGCGGTACTTCGGCGACCCCTCAGTGCCGCATTCCGAGGCCGAGCGCCGCGTGAAAGAGCGCGCCCAGGCAGCGCGAATCGCGAGCGCCGAAAGGCTCAAGAACGCGACGGCCGGCACGACTGTCCCCGTTGCGCACGAGACGCGAATCATCGACGGGCGCAAGGTGCCTTGCACCGTCGCCAGGCCGATCCTTGAGCGATTCGCGGTGACGCAGGCGCCGAGTGTGTTCGGCGGCATCGGTGAGTACGCGGCAGAGCGCACGCACCTGAGCGAGGTCTACGCCCGAGGCCGGATGGGAAGCCTGTATGCGCCGAGACATCGCTGAGCTTGTGACGTGCGATGCCATTGCGGCGCTCGATGGCTGGGAGAGGTCACGCGGGGCATCGCTTGAGGTCTACATCGCCAAGGCGCTAGGGATGCCGGTGCATTGCGCGTACGAACTGGCGAACGCTGGGGTGTTGGTGTGACATCGCTGCGGATTCCAAACGCCAGCGCCCGGCTCACAGTGCCGGTGCTGAAGCCGCGCAAGTGCAAGCACTGCCGGGAGTCGTTCTTGCGGCGCCGCCCGATCCAGCCCTATTGCAGCCCGGCGTGTGAGGCCGAGGCAGCGCCGGCAATCGCGGTGAAGATCGCTGCCAAGCGGGAGAGAGAAGCGCGCAAGGCACAAGCCGAAGACAAGCGGCAGACCAGGGCGCAGCTCGAGGCGATGAAGGGCGTTCCACGCCTAAAGAAAGAGGCGCAAGAGGCCTTCAATCGGTACATCCGACTGCGCGACAACGGCAAGCCGTGCTTCGTCACCGGAGACATCCTGCGCCTGGGTGGAGTTGGTGGCGGATTCGACGCCGGCCACATCCGATCCCGCAGCGAGGCCGATCACCTTCGCTTCGATGAGCGCAACGTGCACGGCCAGGCGAAGCGATCGAACGCGGCCGGAGCGACGAAGCCGCATGTGATGCGCGAGGCGGCCGAGCGGCTGCTTGGCAAGGAAACGGCGGACGCGCTCTACGCCGACAACCGCGTGCACAAGTGGACCCGCGACGAACTGCGCGAGATTCGGGACAAGTACCGATCGCTTGCCAGGGACATGCGCGCGGGTGAGGGGGTGGCGTGACTCCAGCCGAAATGAGCCGCCGAATGGAGCGCTGGGGCGACCGCGAGATTGCCAGGTTCCAGTTCAGGCATGGCCTGCTGATGCGGCGCGGTTTGAGCGATGGCGCGGCCGAAAGGCTGGCCGACCGGCTGGCCCTTCGGGATCAGGACCGAGACGACCGCCGGCTGTGCCTTGAGTGCGCGGCCCTTCTTTCCTCCACGCGCTGCAAGCACGGCCATGCGGTGCTACCGGATGTCCTGCAGCGGTGCCCGTCTTTCAACTTCGAGAAGCCATGAGCAAACGACAGAGATCGGGAAAGGAGGCTTTCGTCGCTTCTGCGCGCGCATCTTTCAGGCATAGCAAGCGGCAGCCATGCTACGTGTGCGGCAACTACAGAAGCCTTACTCAAGCTCATCACTTGGTGCCGCTTGCGGTGCAGTTTGATCGAGGTGCAACCGAAGCGAATCACGAACACAAATGGCTCTGCCCTACGCACCACGCCGCGATCCACGTCTTGATCGGTCAATCGCGTTCCAGCAGTGAGAAGGCCAGCAAAGCCTGTGTCAATGTGATCGGCGACGTATCAGCAGAGGGCGACGACAGATGGCGCCGCCTTCATGAACTTTTCGAGGTTTTCCGCAATGCTTGAACTGCACCCACTCTGCACCCTGTTCCCGCGCCTGTCAGGCGCCGAGTTCAATACATTGCGCGACGACATCAAGATCAACGGGTTGCGCCAGCCAATAGTGCTTCATGAGGGAATGATCCTTGACGGCGGGAACCGCTACCGTGCTTGCCTAGACGCTGGCGTTGAGCCGGTATTTGCGGAATTCGCAGGCGGCAACTTGGTGTCTTTCGTTCTGTCTGCAAACCTGCATCGCAGACACATGACCGCACCTCAGCAGGCGGCCCTCGTGGCTAGCGCCCGTGATTGGGCGGCGACTCAGGCGCATGGTGGTGACCGCCGATCCGATCAAGTGCTCCCGGGAGCACTTGAAACTGCGCGAACACGCGCCGCCGAGTCTGGGGCTAGTGTGTCTACTCAGCGGCGAGCCGACGCAGTTGCCAAGGCTGACCCGGAGCTTGGAAAAAAGGTTGCTCTTGGCGAGGTCAGCTTGCCGCAAGCAGTGCGCGCTGTCGCGCCGCAACTCGCGTCGCGCAAGGTTGAGCACCAAACACCGACAGAGCCAGACGACGTGACGGCGCGGCTTGAAAAGTCGGGCGAGAGGCATTTGCGAAAGTCCGATCCTGCGCCTGATGGTCTCGAAGACGAAGCCCCATCCGAAGATGAACTGCAGGCACTGGAGCAGTCCGAAGCCGCAGCACTCGAACTGTTCAAACGCGCGATGGAAGCCGCCGATCCGATGGCAACCGCGCTGGCCGAGGTCAAGCGGCTGACCGCTGTGAACGTCGTTTTGCAGTCCCGCGTCGATGGGCTGCTGAACCAGAACGCCGAGCTGGTGCGGCGCATCAAGAGCCTTCAGCGCCAGGCGGAAAAGGTATGAGCGGACTGTTTGAAGAGCCGACATTTGGCGCGGCGACGTTCCCTGATCCGCGACCGTTTCAGGTGACGGCGCACGAGGCTTTACGCGAGGGCAGACGGCAGGGGCACAAAAACCAGATGCTCATGTCCCCGACCGGCTCGGGCAAGAGCTACCTCGGTTTGCGGATCTGCCATGAAGCCTTGCTCAAGGGTCGGCGCGCGGTGTTCGTTTGCGACCGGACGACCCTCATCAACCAGACCAGTGAGACGGCCGACCGCTACGGATTGAGCGCGCACGGCATCCTGCAGGCACAGCATTGGCGATACGACCCCGATGCGCGATTCATCATCGCCAGCGCGCAGACGATCCAGCGGCGCAAATGGCCCGAGGCCGATGTGATCGTGATCGACGAGGCGCACACGCAGCTATCGGTCTGGACTGAGTACATCAACGATTGCCAAGCGTCCGTCGTTGGCCTGTCCGCGACCCCGTTCAGTCCGGGCCTTGGAAAGTTGTTCACGAACCTCGTCAATGCGGCGACGATGGACGAACTGACCCGCTCCGGTGTGCTGGTGCCGATGAAGGTGTTTTCGTGCACTCCGACGAATATGGAAGGGGCAGAGACATCGGGCGGAGAGTGGACCGACAAGGCGGCCGAAGAGCGCGGTCTTGGGATCGTCGGTGATGTCGTAACGGAATGGGTCAAGTTCGGCGACAACCGCAAGACCATCGTATTCGGCTCGACGATCAAGCACTGCGAAGAGCTTTGCCGACAGTTCAACGAAGCCGGAATCATGGCTGCGGTGTTCACGAAGGACACGACGGCGCCAGAGCGCAAGGCGCTACTTGATGAGTACCGGAAGCCTGGCTCTCGGCTGCGGGTGCTCATCAGCGTGGAAGCTTTGGCAAAGGGCTTCGACGTGCCGGACGTTGGCTGTGTCGTTGACTGCCGGCCGCTGCGCAAGAGCCTTTCGACTGCGATCCAGATGTGGGGGCGCGGTCTTCGCGCATCACCCGACACCGGAAAAGTCGACTGCCGACTTTTGGACCACACTGGGAACATCCTTCGCTTCGCCGAGGACTACACCGACATCTTCTTCAATGGGCTGCAGGAGTTGGACTCAGGCGAGAAGTTGGACAAGACGATTCGCCGAGACGAAGAGAAGGCAAAGAAGGGCTGCCCATCGTGCGGGTTCAAGCCTTTTGCCAAGCGATGCATGTCGTGTGGTTTCGAGATTCAGTCGGCCGCGCTCGTCGAGGCCCAGGCCGGGCAGATGCGCGAGATCGTCATCGGCAAAAAGAAGCTGGCCGACGACTCCCGTCATCTGTATGAGCAGATCGTCACGCACTGCCGGAGCTACGGCAAGCCGGAAACCGCGAAGGGACGAGCCGCGCATCTTTATCGGGACATCATCGGGGAGTGGCCCAACGCTTTCCGATTCGAGACGACGCCGAACACCAAGATTACGCAGTCGACGCTGAACAAGATCAAGTCAATCCAGATCGCCAAGGCGCAGGCTTTCAAGAAGCAGCGCGAGGAGCAGGCAGTTGCAGTTTGACGCCTTCTGCCGGTTGCACGGCTTGATTGTCGATTCGCTTGACGCGGGCCGATGGGTGCGCGTGCCGACAGAGGATCACCCGAGGTCGAAAAATGGCGCATACAAGTGGCTTGGGGAAGTGGGATTCGTACAGAACCACGCCACCATGGTCGACGTTGCCGTTTGGAGGCCAGAGGCCGATGCACCCCAGGTCAACATGGAGCGCATCAACGCCCAAGTAGCCGCGCACGATGCACGGCTACGAGCCGGATGGGCGCGAGCAGCCCGGAACGCACAGGCGCTGCTCGGTACTGCGGTTCAGGCCGAGCACAACTATCTGCAGCTCAAGGGGTTCGGCCAGACGCCGGGCTTGGTCCTGCCTGACGGTGCTTTGATGGTGCCGATGCGTCGCCTGGCCGACAACTTTCTGGTCGGCGCCCAGGTCATCAGGTGGCTTCCAGACGAGATGACCTATGAGAAGAAGATGCTTCCCGGCATGCGCGCCAAAGGGGCTGTATTCCGGCTTGGTTCGGCGATGGCTGCACGAACGTGGCTTGTCGAGGGGTTTGCTACAGGACTGAGCGTCGAGGCCGCCATTCGCTTGCTGAAGCTCCGCGACTCGGTGCTCATCTGTTTCAGCGCTGGAAATCTGATCCACGTCGCATCGCTGCTCAAAGGCGATGCGATGGTGTTTGCTGACAACGACGAGAGCGCAGCAGGAGAGCAAGCTGCGATCGCAACCGGGCTGCGGTATTGCATGGCTGGCAAGGGGCAGGATGCGAACGATCTGCACCAGAGCGAAGGGCTGTTCAGGGTCGCCTCGCTGATGATGGATGCAACGCAACTCCGCGAGCCTGTCTCGTGAATTCAAACACCGTTCGCCGCGCGGAAAGGTTTTGGGCCTGTATGGGCTGGCACGGCAGGAAACACAGGGCACCGACCCGAAACGGCGCTGGTACGGCAACGATGCCCGGTGCAAGCCCGACAAACTCCAGCGGCTGGCCTTTTTCATCACGGCCGAGGGTAGTGCGTGACCCGCGCAGTACATGGTGATGGCCCCGAAAGGGGGTGGTGCCCAGACCTTCAAAACCCCCGAGTGGGGTTAGGGGGCCTCTGGGTGGGAAGAGCAACGATTCTTGTGACACGAGGCTGGCCATGACCGACAAGCGCATCTTCTACCTACGCCACGCCGAAGCCCGGCGCGGTGTGGGGCAGTTCGCTCAGGACGCGCCCGAAGGGTGGAAAGTCACGTTCGAGCCGCCGAAGCGAAACCTCGACATCAATGCCGCGCTGCACGCCACGCTGGGCGAGATTGCCGAGCGCGTGCTGTGGGCCGGCCAGCGTTGGGACATCGAGGCATGGAAGCGCCTGCTAGTGGCAGCCTGGTCCCGCGCTGAGGGCCATGCAATGCGGATGGCGCCTGCGCTTGACGGGGCCGGCGTGGACGTGATCTACAGCCCAACGAGCAAGATGACGCAGGAGCAGATGCGCGACCTGATGGGCTACATCGACGCATGGAAGGCTGAGCGTCCGGAGTTTCAGGAGCAAGAAGCATGATCATGAACGAGCAGATGCTGCGCTCAGTCTGCGACTGCGAGGGCAATTGCATGCTCTGGCGGCTCGGCACGAACGACGCAGGCTATCCCATGGCGCGAGTCGATGGCAAGCCGCGGAACATGCGACGCTATGTGTACCAGAAGCACATGGGGATGACCATCAGGCCGGGAAGCGTAGTGGCGGCCCGCTGCGGTCAAAAGCTGTGCCTATCTCCTGAATGCCTGATCCAGCGCACCAGGTCACAGGTGACCTCAAAGTCCTACAGCAACGGTAACCGCGACACTCCTGCTGAGTACCTGCGGCGCCAAAGGGCGGCAGTGTCCCAAGGCAAGGCAAAGCTGGACCAGGCGAAGGCAAACGAGATTCGGGTTGCCTTCAGTGCTGGCGAGCGGGCGCTAGACATTGCTGCGCGCTACGGCGTCAGCAGGCACGCCGTCAATGATATTGTGGCGAACAAGACGTGGAGGCGGTCGGCGAAGACTCCGCGCAGCGTGTTCGAACTGGCGGAGGCGCTATGCCCAGCGGGAGCGCCATAACGTTCGAGCTAAGCAGGAGACGCCCCATGACCAAGCATGAAGACACCACCCAAGCTGCCGGCGGCTCTCCGCTTGAGCGAGGGGTTGGGCGTGTGGTTCCGAAGCGTGCAAATGGTAGCGTGCGGGCCTTGCGCGCTGCTGGTGCCGCGCTACAATACGCGCACCATGAACGCCTCGCTCCCGCGACCCTCAATCTCTCTGGGTGTATTGTCAGCCCGGTTAGACGGCCGCGCTTGGAACGCGGAGGCCGCAGGTTCGAATCCTGCCACCCAGACCACCTTCCTACTCAGTCGATCCCGACTCAGTTACTGACGCTCCATCACGGAGCGGACGCCTATTCGGTAGGGCACCGGGCTGTAACCCCGAGGTCGGCTAGTTCCGTCCTGGTTCGAATCCAGGTCGCTCCACCATCATTCATCGGGCCGCTGGCGCAACCGGCAGACGCGACGCCCTCAAAAGGCGGATGTTCCGGGTTCGAATCCCGGGTGGCCTACCAAGATCATTGCCCCGCTGGCGGAATTGGCATACGCGCTGGTCTTAGAAACCAGATTCTCCCGGTTCGAGTCCGGGGTGGGGCACCAGAAGCAACGGACGGTTGGCAGAGCGGTAATGCACCGGTCTTGAAAACCGAGATGGTCAGCGAACCTGGCCGCGTGGGTTCGATCCCTACACCGTCCGCCATCGCTTGGAGCGTTGCCAGAGTGGCAATGGGTCGGCTTGCTAAGCCGCAGCCGGTGGGCAACCGCCGCGAAGGTTCGATCCCTTCACGCTCCGCCAGCCACAACACGCCTAACTCGTTGATACGCGAACTATGAAAAGTCGCAAGCACCGCCATCGCGCAAAGCTGCCGGCGACGTGGGTCGCTATGGTGGCCGCGTGCGCCGATCTGCAGGGCTACAGCGAGTGACATGCACTGCACCCGCTGCCGCCGCCGACTGACGCACGCGACGGTCGAGACACCGACCGGACCAGTCGGCCCGGTGTGCGCTCAGGCGCTGGGGTTGGCGCCGAATCTGCGCAGGGTGATGGCCCCGAAAGAGACTGCGCCGCGCCTGCTGAGAGCCAGGGCGCGGCGGGTGGAGTGCGAGGGGCAGGGGGAGCTATTCGCGTGACCGATCGGTGCATTTACTGCGATGCCAAGGCCGTGCGTTGGTGCGATCTTGTGATCGGGTTCACCGATCCCAGATGGCGACGGCCTGTTCGACTTCGGCCGAGCACTACTCGGGTCGGTGTACCGCAGCAAGCTGAGCACTGATACCTTGGCCAAATGCCGCCCGGCGTGATCTGGAAAGAATGGGTGCACCGGGACGAAGCGCGCATCAAGTGACCAGCAAGTGAAAAACGCAGCACCCTAGACATCCCCCGCTGTCGTCCGTATGGTGTCAGACCTGTGTACCCCACAGGGCCGACATCATGGCAACCGTTCGAGAGACGCTGACCGCTGAAATCGCCGACCTGCGGGCAAAAGCCGCAGAAGCCGAGTTCAAGCTCCAGCAACTGGAGCAGAGTTCGGCCCCGTTCCTGGCCCACGAGTGGGAGGCGGTGAAGAGCTTCTTTGTGGCCATCGCCGGCAAGATGGGCTTGTAAGGCTCGCATGACCAGCGCCGAAGAGCGGCCGACAGCCAGTGTCATGGACAGGCTCCGCGAGTTCTTCGCGCGCAACCCTGGCGAAGAGTTAGGGTCGTTCGATCAAGTGGCGCAAAAGCTCGGGTGTGCCAGGAAAACCGCCATCCATGCCGTGTACGCGCTGCAGGATGAGGGGTTGCTTGAATCGACGCACGTTATCCGGTTGCGGGCGCGCGGGATTGCGAAGGAAGAGGCATGAGCCAAGTCGAGTTACCGCGCGGCGTCGAAGTGCTGATGCCGAGCCCGGTAGCGATGGCCTGTTGCCCGACGCTGGCGACGACAAAGGCGAAGGTGCCCGAGTTGGGGCGAAAGGCGAAGCAATGACGCCCAAGAAAGCACCGAAGCGCACCGCGCAGGCCCAGCGAGTGCAGCCAGCGATCAGCTACGGGCCGCAGAAGCGCGGAAAGTGGGCGCGCAGCTTCCGCGAGCGGGAAGGCGGCTGACATGGCGACGAAGAAGGCTCCGGCAAACAAGTTGATGGCCGAGATTGCCGGGGCTGAAGCGCGCGGCTATCCGTTCTACGTCTACGCACTCGCCGATCCGCGAGACGGAATGCCCTTCTACATCGGCAAGGGTCGCGGGCGCCGGGTGTACGAACACGAGAAGGAAGCGCTTCGGAAAGACGGCTACGTTACGAATTCTGAGAAGCGCGCGCGCATCGATGCCATTCTGGCAGAAGGACTTCGCGTCGAGCATCGCGTATTGGCCAAGTGCGCAACGGGCGATGAAGCGCTTGAGATAGAGCGCGCCACCATAGCCAGGTGGGCGGGCCTGACAAATCGAAACGGAGGCCACCGAGCATCAAGCTTTGCGCCGACTCCAGAAAAGACGCTGGCCGAGACGGTTCAGATGCTGGCCCAGGAAATTGCCAAGTCTCTTGCTTGGGAACCCCAAAGTCATGAGGCCAGCATCGCGCGCATGGAGCACATCGACGCCCTGAGTCGCGCAATGGCGCTCGCGTGCAAACTCGCCGCTGAAGTGGTGGCGGCTCCTAGTCACTGAGCCCAGGAGGATTGTGCAATGCCAACCGTCCGCGCAAAAGTAGGCAGCGTGAAGTCGCGCAACAAATCGGCCAAGAAAGGCGCCCCAAAGAAGCCAGATGTTAACGTCTTCATCGCCGAGTACAAGATCGACCGCAACGGGCGTAGAGCAGCCATCGCGGCAGGCTACAGCGAGAAAACGGCGGCGGCGCAGGCATCTAGGCTGTTAAGTCGTGTGAACATTCGAGCCGAGGTTGACAGCCATCGCGCCGAAGTCATCGCCAAAGTGCAGCAGGCTACGTGCATCACGCTAGAGCGCACGCTGCGCGAGATTGCGCGCGGCGCCTTCCACGACCCGCGCAAGTTCTTCGGCGAGGACGGTAGTTTGCTGTCCGTGACCAAGTTGGACGACGATACGGCCGCAGCGCTGGCCGGCTTCGAGGTGACGGAGGAATTCAGCGGGAGCGGAGAAGAGCGCAAGGCCATCGGCTTCACCAAGAAGATCAAGATTGGCGACCGCAAGGGCTACCTTGACATGCTCATGAAGCACTTGGGCGGATACGAGGTCGACAACACTCAGAAGGGCGAAGCGCTGGCGCGCATCACTGACGAACAGCTTTCGGCGCGGATTCGAGAACTTCAGGGGCGCCTTGGCAACCCGGTCTGAGATGGAAGAGCTTGTTCTGGCGCTTGAAGAGCAAGTTGCCAGGCTAGAGGCCAACCGCTATCGCACGATCTTCGCCGGCCTGTACGGCTGGCAAGTCGAGTTCATCGCTGCGACCTCTGCCTGTGCGCAGTGCTGCCTGATAGCTGCCAACCGGATCGGCAAGACCTACCTTGGCACCTACGTCGACGCAATCCACGCGCTGGGCGAATATCCAGAGGACTGGCCTGGGCACCGCTTCGACCATGCGCCGCTGATATGGTGCCTTGGCTACTCAGGCGAGAAGACCCGCGACCTCCTACAGACGCCACTTGTGGGGCGCAAGAACGGCGAGACCTTTGCGGGCGGTCTGATTCCCGCTGATCGCATCATCGGCTACGAGTCAATGACAGGCACGCCAAACGCGGTGCGGACGCTGCTGGTGCGCCACTCATCCGGCGGCACGGCTCGAATCCAGTTTTGGAGCTACAGCCAGGGTCAGCACGCGCTGATGGGCGATGCCGTGGACTGGTTCCACATCGACGAAGAGCCGAGAGACGCTGCGATATTTCCGCAGGTTCTGGTGCGTACAGCATCAGGCAATCGCGGCCGAGGCGGGCGCGGCATCCTGACCTTCACCCCGGAGAACGGGCGCACTGAACTGGTGATCCAGTTCATGGACAACCCGAGCCGAGCGCAGTTCTGTATGCAAAAGGGGTGGGACGATGCGCCGCACCTGAGCGAGCAGGTCAAGGCGGACCTGCTGGCCAGCTTCCCCGCGCATCAACGCGAGATGCGCACGAAGGGCGTTCCTATGCTCGGCCACGGTCGAATCTACGACATCGCCGAAGAGGATGTGACGTGCGCTCCATTCGCAATCCCGCCGCACTTCCGGGTGATCGACGGCATGGATTTTGGCTTTGATCATCCGCAGGCTCAGGTCCAGCTCGTGGAGGACCGCGATGCCGAGTGCTTCTATCTCGTCAAGGCCTGGAAGAAGTCTCGCGTGATGCCAAGTGATGCTTGGGCGGCAACGAAGTCATGGGCGCAAGGAGTGCCAACCGCTTGGCCCGCTGACGGACTGCAGACCGAGAAGGGCAGCGCAAAACAGCAGAAGTCCTACTATGTCGAAGCCGGGTTCAAACTGCTGCCGAATCACGCCACCTGGCCCGATGGCTCGAACGGTGTCGAGGCTGGAATATTTGAGATTCGAGACCTGATGATGAAGGGCAAGTTCAAGGTGTTTGCAGGCTTGCGAGACTTCTTCGATGAGTTCCTGCAATATCACCGCGACGACAGCGGACACATTGTGAAGGCTGCCGACGACGTTCTTGACGGCATGCGATATGCCTACATGATGCGGCGCTATGCTGTCGCCTATGGCGACATCGGGCGCAAACCTGAACCCTACGACTACACCAAGAGCGCAGCACAAGGAGCGAGACTTTGAGCATCGCACCGTGAAGGCCGAAGTCCTAAAACGCCTCCTAAAAAAGGCGCGCGCCGCAGACGCAAAGACCCACAAGCGCCCGAAGCCGGGCCCTTGTTCAATCCACGAGTTCCAGCTCCTGAGCAAAGGCGACAACCCAGTCGCGCAGCGCTGCGTCCGGTGCGGATTTACGGAGTGGTTCCGATGACCTGCATCGCATGGGACGGCAAGACACTGGCGGCGGACAAGCGGCAAAGCCGCGGCACGCTCATCACGACGACTAGCAAGATTTTTCGTGTCGGCGATGCGCTGATCGGATTGTCTGGAGAGTCGGCGCTGAATGCCCAGATGCTCGCCTGGTTCCGCGATGGCGAAAAGGTGGACGCGTTCCCTGCCGCGCAGCGGGACAAGGAAGACTGGTCCGCCATCATTGTCGTGCGCGCGGACGGTACTCTTCATACCTATGAGCGCAGCCCATATCCGAGCGTCATTGAAGATCGCCGCTTTGCGATTGGATGCGGCCGAGACTTCGCGCTCATGGCCATGCACCTTGGGAAGTCGGCGCGCGAAGCTGTAGAGCTTACAGCCATGTTCGATTCGGGCTGCGGCAACGGCGTTGATGTGTTGACGCTTGAGACGGCAAAAGTGCCGTAGCCATTAGCTCCTGGCGCCGGTATGGTTCGGCGCCATATGGCCGACCCACTAGCGGAGGCGCAGTCACGCTATCGAGAGTCGATAGACGCGATGCGCGATCAGAGAAACCAGATTCGAGAGGATCTGGCGTTCTCTGATCCGTGCAATCCTCAGCAGTGGGACGAAGAGGAAAAGCGCCAGCGCGAGACTGATCCGGGTGGCGCCAGGCCCTGTCTGGTCATGGATCAGCTCGGGCAGTACGTCTCGAACGTCGCCGGCCAAGTCGAGCAGCGACCGCCGAGCCTGCACGCGATCCCCGCCGTCGACGGGCACCAAAAGGTCGCAGAAAGCCTTGACGGCTTTTTCCGGCAGATCGAATACGCCAGCCGGGCGAATGAGCACTACGCCCGCGTGCTCACGTCTGCGGCCCGCGTAGGCATTGGCTACCTGCTGGTGCGTCCCCAGGTCACAGACGCAGCACTGAACTACCAAGAGCCTCGCATCGACAGCGAGGGCGACCCGCTCAAGGTTCTGCTTGATCCGTGGTCTACCAATCTCGGCGGTTCTGATGCCGACTTCGGCTATCACCTGACATCCTTCAGCCCCGCCAGGTTCGAGCGCACATTCGGCAAGAAGGCCGCGAAGATCAGCTTCGGCGATGAGGAAATGAAGCGCGTCAGCGACGAACGCGACACGATCCTAGTTGCCGATGAATGGCTCGTCAGCGAGGACAAGCAGAACGTCATCGTCTGCGGCATGCCGAATGGCGATCAGGTGAGCCTGAGCGAGGATGACTATTGGACCGCGAAGAAAAACGGCCAGAACCCTGCATTCCTGTACAACTATTCGGACAAGAAGCGCATCGTCAAATGGTGCCGCATGTCCGGCTCCGAGGTGCTGACCGCATCCACCACGTACCCTGCTACCGGCATCGGAATCGTTCCGGTCTACGGCTATGTCAGCTTCGCCGATGGCCGCCTCACCTACTGCGGCATACCTCGGAGGGCCCGAGAGCCGCAGCGCGCCTACAACTACCACATGAGCGAGATGCGCGTGCTGATGAGTCAGGCGCCGAAGTCCCCCTGGTTGGTTGAAGCGCGTTCGATCCGAGGTCTGGAACGCCTGTGGGACCGCGCATCGGTGGACTCGCGCGCCTATCTGCCGTATCACTCAACGGACCCCGACGATCCCACGATTGCCCTTCCGGTTCCGCAGCGCATGAATGTGGCGACGAACCTGCAGAACCACATCCAGAACGCAGAGCAGGCGAAGGCCGACATCCAGGCTGCGATAGGGATGTACCAGGCCAACCTCGGTGCCCCTAGCAACGAGACAAGCGGAGTGGCGATCGACAGCCGCAAGCAGCAGGGCGAGGCCAGCACAAGCCATTTCCCGTCGCACTTGGCTGCATCGCTGACTCAGGTCGGCAAGCTGTGCTTGGACATGGTGCCGCGCCTCATCAACACCCGGCGCCAACTGCGCATCCTCGGTATCGACAACACCCCGAGCACGGTGCGAGTCGACCCGAAACAGCCCAAGCCGTTCATGGAGACGGACGATGGCATTTCGATCAACCCGAACCAGGGTTCATACGATGTTCGGGTTGTTGTTGGCGCGACCTACAGCACGCAGCGCGAGCAAGCCGCTGCGGCCTATCAGGAGATGATCCGCGCGAATCCGCAGATGCTGCCGATCATCGGGCCGCTGTGGGCGCAGTCGCTGGATGTACCGCACGCCGACAGACTAGCCCAGGTGCTCACCGCGACCGCGCCGCCAGAGGTCAGGGCCATCCTGAGCCCCGAGAGCGACAAGCAGCCGACAACGGCGCAACTCGCGGCCCAACTAGAACAGGTCAAGCAAGCCCTGCAAGAGGCCATCAAGCACGCGCAGGACGCGCAAGCCGAAGCCGACCAGGCGCAGCAGCAGTTGGCCAGCAAGGAAGAAGAGCAAGAGGCCCGCATCACCGAGCTTGCCCTTGATCGCTACAACGCGGAGACGGCGCGTCTGAAGGTCACGGGGGCGAACCAGCAGCAGATTGAGGCCATCGTTGCCCGACTGATGCAAGACATGCAGCGCACCGATATCAGCGCCGCTTCCGCGCCAGCACCAATGCCGCAGCCCGAGCAAGAGGGCGAGCCGCAGAGCTACGAAATGAAGCCCTTCCCGGCCGCAATGTCAGCCAGCCCAGAACCCCAATCACCAGAACCCGCGCCAGAACCTGAAGGCGCTTCCATCGAAAGCGCACCATGAGCGAATTCCGACCCCTTGATGCGTTGCGGACGCAGATCAACAGCGCGACAGGCGCGTATGAAGCTGTCGTCAAGAAGGACAACAGCCTCGCGTTCCCTGCTGCCGCGATCACAGACGTGGCGCAGATTCTCACCTCCGCACAAGCAGCAGCGGTGATCGTCGTCACCCCGACAGCCAATGCGGCCAGCTCTGCGGACGCCAACAGCACCGCCATCCAGACCGCGCTTGATGCTGCCGGCCTGCTCGGCACGAGCAACACCGAAATCGTCATCCACGCGGCCGGGGAATTGCTTCTTCAGCCGGACTGCGGAGCAATGGTCGAACACCAAGGTCCGCACCACTCCAGGCACGCGCCTAAAGCGCATCACGACCGCCGCGCTTAACTTCGGCATGTTGCGCAACCGCCAAGCGCAGTGGCAGATGCGTGTGAACACCGCTACGGTCAGCAGCGGCTTCTGCACCATCATTGACCCAGGCCACCCGCTGCTGACAAGCTAATGACACCGCCTCCCCAACGCGCTGGATGCGGCGATGACCCCCAACGAAGCGCAAGGCTGAGCAGATGCCGCAGACCCACCGGCCTAAATAGTGGGTAGTCAGGGCATGTCCGTGAGGGCACCCCAGGAGAGTAGATTGAGCACCGAAACCGCATTGCCAACCGCCGAAGAACAGTCGGCAGAGGCGGGCGAACAGCAGCAGAACGAAGCCGCTGGTCAGCTTGCCGAGGGCGAAGAAACGAACGCCGAGGGCGCAGAAGAAGGCTCCGAAGCCGCAGCAGGCGAAGAGAAGCCGGAAGGCGAACCTGCGAAGAAGGAACTCACGCCGGAAGAGCGAGAGATTCGCCGCCTCCGTCGGCGGGTCGACAACCTGACCAAGCGTATCTACCAGGGGCAGGCGCAACCGCAGACGGCAAATGTGCCGTTGCAGCAGCCTCAGAGCGGCGGTATAACGCGAACCGAATCGCCAAGCGATGACGAGCCCATACAGCTCACCCGAGCCGAGTTGCACAAGCTGATCGACCAAGAGGCCGCCAAACGAGCCCCGACGATCAAGCAGCAGCAGGACGAGAGAGAGCACCGACGTGGCATTGTCGACAAGCTGGCGAAAGACCTGGGGAAAGAGAAGTTCGATGCGCTCGCATCGGACCTTGATGACGCATTCGATGGCCTGGCTGAGCCTTCCGGCAAGCCAAAGCCCGCAGTGGATGCGATCTTCGAGGCCGAAGACCCGAAAGCGCTGATCGAATACCTTGCTGACCCCGAACACTCGGACGAAGCCGAAGCCATCGGCAAGATGCCAGCAGTCAAGGCCATTCGTGCAATAGCGCGACTGGAAGACAAGCTGGCGGCCAAGGCCAAGGAACGTCCAGAACGAAGCAACGCCCCTGCGCCCATTGAGAAGGTGCGCGGTGGCGGAGTCAAAAGCGGCGCACCTGACTTCCGGGATACGAAAGCCTGGGTCAAGTGGCGCAACGAGCAGGAGGCCAAAGGCCTCGACTAGCTCGCCAATCAATCCATTCCAGCGCCGTGAGGCGTCGAAAGGTTCATCGTGGCTAACGCCTTCCAGACCGCAACGGTCATCACGAACGAGATCGTTCGCATCATCCACAACACCAGTGCCTTCCTGGGCAACGTTGGCACCGACTACGAGAAGAACTGGATGGGCAAATACGCCCCCGGCGCGACCATCAGTGCCCGCCGTCCGGTGCAGTTCACGATCCGCAACGGCGCGACTGCGAACGTGCAGGACATCACCGACAGCACGGTGCCGATCACCATCAACCCGGAACTCGGCATCGACTTTGCGGTGCAGGACTTCGATCTGGCGGTGGCCGTTCGCAATGACGGCGGCGTCGACAAGGCGTTTCGTGACCGCTTCCTGAAGCCGGCAGCGTTGCGCATCTCGGCCGAACTGGACTTCCAACTCGGTCTGCTCATCAAGAACGCGACGTACAACTTCGTCGGCACGCCTGGCACCGGCCCGTCGAGCGTCACTGACCTGGTGAACGCCCAAATCCCGATGGACAACGGCGCATGCCCGCGTGATGGTCAACGCTTCGCGGCGCTGAACCCCAACGCGAATGCGGCAGTCGTGGCGGGCCTGGCGACCCTGTTCAACCCGCGCGGCACGCTTGAAGACCAGTATCGCAAGGGCATCGTGCAGACGCAGCTCGGCATCGACTTGATGATGTCGCAGAACGTTCCGACGCACACGGTCGGCGCGTTGGGTGGCACCCCGACCGTGAACGCTGGCAACCAGGGCCTCATCAATGCGGGCCTGACTGACAACCCGTATGCGGCAACGACCTCGCTGGTGACGAACGGTTGGACCGCAGCGGTTGCGCAACGCCTGAACAAGGGCGATGTCATCACGATCACTGGCGTGAACTCGGTGAACCCGGAGACGAAGCAGGACACGGGCAGTTTGGCGACCTTCGTCGTGACGGCCAACGCTTCGTCTGATGGCTCTGGCAACCTGACTGCCATCATCAGCCCGGCCATCATCGCGGGTGGTGCGTACCAGAACGTGACGGCTCGGCCTGCTGCGTCTGCGGCCATCACCGTCAAGACCGGCACCGCTGCTACGACCTACGCGCAGAACCTGCTCTGGCACAAAGAAGCGGTGACGTTCGTTTCGCCCGAAATGGAAGTGCCGAACGGCATGGACTACGCGGCCTGTTCCACCCTGGCCGATCAGGGCGGTATCTCTCTGCGTTTCATGCGCGGCTTCGACATCGTGAACAACCGCCGTATCAGCCGCTTCGACGTGCTTTGGGGCGCTGCGGTGATTCGTCCCGAGTGGACGGCTCGCCGCACCGGCTGATCCCGCCACATCAACCTATCAAGGAGTCAACATGCCTGCAATTCCATCAATCGTCCGCGTCAATCCGGGCGGCCCGAGCATCCAGACCGGCGCTTTTCGCCAGGTGATCGACGGTGTAGGCGCGACCCGCACGCTGGCACCGGAAGAATCCGGCGCGCTTTGTCTGTTCGACCTGGCCACCGGCAACACGTTCACGCTGCCGGCCCCTGTGGTTGGCATGCAGTTCGAGTTTGCGACAAAGGTCACGATCACCTCGAACTCGGCCAAGGTAGTCACCGACGCGGCGACAACCTTCATCGTCGGTGGCGTTGGCTTGCAGAACTCGGGTGCCACCACGGGCCAGTTCTTCGCGTTCAACGGCACCACGCATCGCTCGGTCAACGGCAACGGCACGACCACTGGCGGGATCATCGGCGACCGCTACCGGCTGACCTGCATCAGTTCCACGCTGTGGCAACTGGACGGCGTGATGAACCAGACCGGCACCGCTGCGACCCCGGCCGCCACGTCCTGAGTTCTCCTCGGTGAAGTGCATTCGGGCCGGGAGTCGAAAGGCATCCGGCCCTTCTTTCAAGGAGTCGCATGTACCCCCTCAATGTCTTCAATGCGTCGTTGATCGGCTTTGCTGTTGCCAACGATGAGCAGGAGCACGCACGCCTGTCGGATATTGGATACGAGCCAAAGATGGCGCTTGCCGAGCCTGAGGCCGACCCGGCTTCGGACGATGGCGCTGGCCATACCGTGGAATCGCTTCGCGCGCAGCTGGACGCAGCCGGCATCCCCTACGACAAGCGGTTCGGCGCCGCTCGCCTGCTGAGCCTGCTGCCGGCGTAAAGCCATGACGAAGGCGCGCGACATCATCAGCGGCACGCTGCGCTTTAGCCTCAATCGCTTGGCGCCTGGTGAAACGCTGGACCCTGATCTTGGCTCGGTGTGCCTTGAGGCGCTGAACCATATCGCAGACCGCCTGAACGGCTCGAAGGCCTTTTTGTTCCGCGAGGTGCTGACGCCTTCGCTGACCGGCATCACGGGCGCCAGTGCGAGTCTGTCAACGAACTGGAGCCTTTCGCCGGGTGACGAGATCATCGGCGCGACCGTTTCCTATTCTTCTGGCATGGATGTCCCGATGGACGAGATCACGATGGCGCAGTACGCAGTCATCTCGATCAAGTCCACCGCCTCGATCCCGCGCAACTGGGCACACGACGGCCAGGACACGGTTTACCTCTACCCGGCCGCTGCTGGACAGACGATCACCCTACGCACGAAGCAGACGGTGAGCGACTTCGCCGACCTGGACACCGACTACATCATGCCGAAGGGCTACAAGTCGGGCCTATCCGCCATGCTGGCCGAGGCGCTGGCGCCGTCCATCCTGGGTTCAATCCCACCGGCTGTGACGCTTGCCGTGCGGGCTGCCCGAGCGGGTATGGGCGGACAGACAGCGGACCCGGCGATCATCGCTGGCCGCAATGTGCAGGGCAATATCCTCGCAGGTTGGCGCTGATGGCCGGCAACCGCGTTATCCAGTGCGTGGGTCCGAGTTACATGCTCGTTGACCGCAAGAGCGCAGTTCAACGCGCGATCGGTCTGTACATGCGCCAGGTCGAAGGCCTGGGCGAGGATCGGCAAGTGGTGCTCGACAGCGCGCCCGGCCTGACGTTGTTCGCCGACCTCGGGGCCAGCACGCGCGGCGCCTATTGCACCGGAACCCGCTACTTCGTTGTCGCAGGCGCCACGCTGTATGAAATGCTCGGCGGTGTTGGCGTTTCACGCGGAACGCTAAGCACCGGCTCAGGCTATGTCAGCATGAAGCACGGCCGCGATCAGCTCATCTTGGTCGACGGCTCCGACGGGTATGCGCTGACGCTGGCCACCAATGTTTTCGCGCAGATCACCGACCCCGACTTTCGCGGCTCGCAGTGGGTGGAGGAACTGAATGGCACCTTCATCTTCATTGACCCGTACTTCGGGAAGGACCAGTTCTACATCAGCGCCATTGACGACGGGACAAACTTCGACGCGCTGGACTTCAGCAGTGCAGATGCGCAGCCCGACGACTTGGTGACGCACCGCGTGCTGAAGCAGGAGCTTTTCCTGTTCGGTCAGTTCTCGACCGAGGTGTGGGTCTACACCGGAGACACGCTGTTCCCGCTGACCCGCTACAACTCAACCCCGATCGATGTCGGTGTCGTCGGTTTCAGGGCGGCCATCAATGCGGCTGACACGCTCTACTTCGTCGGTCAGACGCGCACCGGCAGTGGGTTGGTGTACCAGATGCGCGGCCATCAGCCGGTTCGCATCAGCACGCAGGCCGTTGAAGAGTCATTGAAGACCTCCTCTGATCTTTCCGCGGTGACGATGTGGACCTATCAGACCAAGGGAAACGAGTTCATCGGCATCAACGCGCCAGGGATGAATACGACATTGGTCTACGACGCATCGACTCAGCAGTGGCACGAGCGCTCGGAATTGCTGGAAGGCGCGTATATCGCCCGCCGTGACGATCTGGTCACGCTGTTCGCTGGCACGCACTACGCCTGCGCTGGGACCAAGGTCTATGCGCTCGATGACCAAACCTATGACCTTGACGGCGATCCGCTGGTGCGGGAACGCACTTGGCCGCATCTGGTGTCGCCAAGCGCCGAAATGACCACGTTCGCGGGTCTCGAACTCGCGTGCACAACCGGCAACGGCGGAAACATCACGCTCGAAATCAGCAACGACGGCGGCTTCAACTTCGGGCCTCCTTTGCAGCGTTCGCTCGGCGCCACGGGCCAGTGGATGCAGCGCGTTCGGTGGCTGATGCTCGGCTCAGCGTTCGATCGCGTGTTCCGGCTGCGCTGCACAGATGCAGTGCCTTTGACCATTCACGGGGCCAACGTCCAAGCATCATGACAACAACGCTGATTCCTCCGAAAGCGCAGATCCCAATCGGGATGGATGTCAACGGCCAGCCGGTGATGATCCATCCGGAATGGCTGCGGTATCTCGCGCAGAGCCTCTTCACGCGGGCCGGTGGGACATCCACACTTTCCGTTGATGACCTAGTTGCGATTCTTGAGAGCGATGTGCCGAGTGGCGCAGCAAGCGATCCGAGGACGGATGAACTTGTGCGGGACGTGGATGACATGCGGCACGCGCTGGAGTCGATCCGCGCTTCGCAGGACAGGCTCCTTGCGGCGCTGGATGACTTGGTGGCGAGGCTGGAGGCCGGCCCCAGGATTGATTCCGCTCTTGCCGGGCGCGTGCAGCAGATTGAGGACCGCTTGCAATGAGCATCACTTATTCCAACTTCTTCGCGCCTACGGTTCTAACGACCTCGGCCGCTACGCTATTCACGGTGCCGGCGACTCCGACGACCATGCTTCTGCGTGGCGGCCGAGTGCGTCTAACCAACACCACGGCAGGGCCGATCACAGTCACCGCGTATGCGGTTCCGTCTGGCGGGTCTGCCGCTGACGGGAACGCCTTTGTGAAGGCTAAGAGCGTTGCTGCGAATGACTACCTGGACATTGACCTTCCGGTGATGCCTGCCGGCGCGTTCCTGCAGGCGTTGGCCAGCGCGAGTACGTCGATCACCGCGCACATGCTGTCGGGGAGCTACTTCTCGTGAACGAAGATCACGACCCGCTATGGGTGACCATGCGCCGACAAGCCTGGGACGTGTACCTCGCTTCCGTGGTCAGTATGAGCCTGCACCCCGGCACCACGCGGGATTCTGCGCAGCCGCGCACGCGAGAAGAGTGCGCGGCCATTGCCGACGAGATGTTGGCTTTGCGCGACGCACGGGTGAAAGAGGGATTGCTGTGAAATGCCTCGAACTAATCCGGCGTGATGTGCCTGTGTCTGCGATTCACTGGGCACTGCGCCAGCACCCTGAGTTGTGGAACCAGAATCGGGCACGCACGCAAGACTCTGCAAGCCCGCATCACGGGCTGGACGACATCTGGGTGCGTTACGGAGAGGCGGATCAGGACCCGACGAAGCCGCACGACGCAAGGTGGCACGCGCCAGCCCACATCCTCGGCGTGAAAGCGGTATGCCTGGACATCATGCGCCTTGTGGGCGGGTCAATCCTCGGTGGCGTGCTCATCACGCGCATCCCGCCGGGCAGAACATGCAAGCCGCACCACGACAGCGGCTGGCATGCCGACGCGCACGATAAGTTTGCCTTGCAGATCACGAGTGCGCCAGGTCAGCTTTTCTGCTTCGACGGCGAATCGCTCGAAGCCATGCCCGGCGATCTGTACTCGTTCAAGAACGAGCACACGCACTGGGTGACGAATCCAACCGAATACGAGCGCATCACGATGATCGTGTGCGTTCGCAAGGAGGCTTGATATGCCGTGGACCGCAGCCGCAATCGTCGGTGGCGCACTGATTGGCTCTAACGCTGCAAGCAACGCTGCGGATTCTCAATCGCAGTCTTCGCAGGCTGCCATTGACGAACAGCGGCGGCAGTTCGACCTCACGCGGTCCGACTATGCGCCATACCGTTCTGCGGGAGTGGACGCGCTCGGGCAGCTTCAGACCGACATCAATCAACCGACGACGGCCGCCGATGTCATGTCGGACCCTGGCTATCAGTTCGGGCTTGACCAGGGCCAGTTGGCGCTTGATCGGAAGTTTGCGGCGAGTGGCGGCCGGGTATCTGGCGCAGCGATGAAAGCTGCGGCGCAGTACGGCACAAACTACGCGACGACTGGCTACGGTGCGGCTTACCAGCGAAGCCAGGACCGCCTGAACCGCTTGGCTGCGCTGGCCGGTGTCGGGCAGACTGCGACGGCCGGAAGTGCTGCCGCTGGCGCTGGACTTGCCAACGCGATCAGCGGCATACTTCAGAGCCAAGGCAACGCAACCGGCGCCGCGCAACTCGCCCAAGGCTCTATTTGGGGCGGTGCGGGTAACCAACTTGCTGCGCTTTATACGCGGCAAACCAAGTCGCCAGATTATGTGAACTGGAACAGTGGGACGGGTGGATCGGGGTCTTCCGGTTCTTGGGGTGGCCCGGTGTCTGATCCGTGGTATGGATAGGCTCGTGAAGTTCGCCCTAGATCGTGCATCCCTTATGCAGCAGTCGTTTGGCCGTCAAGTGAGCGGCGGCGGCCTCTTCGGTAAGATCGGTCTTAGCCATGATGCGGTCCTTTCGCTGATTGGTCAGAGGCCGGGCGGTGTTGATAGCACTTGTCCGGCTTCGCTATTCTAGGCGCAATGTAATGGCCGACGCTTCAATCTTCCAGCAGTACCTGCAGCCGCCGAAGTCCGTGATGGACTACTCTGCCGACATGGACAGGCGTGACTTGCTGAACGCCCAGTTGCAGAACACGCTCGGGCAAAACGCACTCCAGGCGATCACCCGACAGCAGGCGGCGCAGCAGGCCCAGCAGGCCATCGCCACGCAGAACGCAATCCAGGCGGTCTATTCCCGCGTGCGCGCCAATGCACCTGGCGGCAACGTCAACCCAGCGGATGTTGAGAACGGGCTTATCGGCGATCCGCTGACGGCTGACCGTGGCTATGCAATGCGTAAGGAACGGCTTGCGGGCGGCCTGACAGAGGGCCAGACCGCTGAAGCTCAGGGCAAAGCAGCGCAAGCGCAGGCTGATGCAGCGTCCAAGACTCAAGCTGCTGCCATCGCGGCGCACGACGAAAGTATCAAGCGCCTCCAGAGCGTCAGCACCCCGCAAGACTTCTCGCAATGGGCCGCTGACGGCGTAAAAAACGGCGGCCTGGACTTCGACCGAATCGCCCCCCTCGTGGCGCAAATCCAGCAAGACCCGACGCAGTTTCAGGCTGTGAAGGACCGCATGCTTGCGCAAGGTGTAGCAATTCAGGAGCGCTTCAAGCAGGCCCAGGAAACCGCGCGTTCGGCGGCCACGAACGCGACCAGCCTGCAGACGACTGGCATGAACAACGCCACCAGTCGTGCCAACAACGCGGCGAACATCGGCAAAGACTTGCTGGTGGCCGGCATAGACAACACCGGCAAGCCGATCGGCGGCACGATGGACAGCCTAGTTGACATGCTCGGGCAGAACCGGCTGAACCCGACGCTGGCACTTCAGCGACTCACGGCGCCGCAGCGCGCGGCCATCGTGTCGCAGGTGCAGGCCAAGTATCCCGGCTGGGATGAGACGACCTACGACGCCAAGAAGGGCGCGGCGCTCAAGTTCACGTCCGGCGACCTCGGGAACGCGCTGCGGTCTGTCTCGACGGCGAATGCCCACCTTGACCAGCTCGGCGAACTGGCCGATGCCATGAACAACGGGAACAGTCCCGTCGTCAACAAAGTGCAGAATTGGTTTGCCACGCAGTCCGGCCAGCCGAACATCACCAACTTCGACGCGATCAAGGCAATCGTGGGTCAGGAAGTGGTGAAAGCCATCGTGGCGGGGGGCGGCACCGGCAATGAGCGTGACGAAGCCAAGGCGGCGTTTGACAACGCCAAGAGCCCGGCGCAGTTGAAGGGCGCGATTCAGCACTACCGCGCCGTGATGGGCGCGCAGGCGACGAACCTGCTTGAACAGCGGCGTGCGGCCGGACTGCCTGACTCGACGTTGCCGAACTACTCGACCGGAGCCGCCGCAGCGCCATCCAACTCCGTCACCACGCCAGACGGCCAGGTTCACACATTCCCGACTGCTGACGCTGCGGCCAAGTTCAAGGCTGCTGCCGGGATCAAGTGATGGACTACGCGGAACTGGCAAAGCAGTACGGAGGCACGACGCAGCCGGCCGTGGCCGCGTCTGCCCCCGACTATGCCGCGCTGGCGAAGCAGTTTGGCGGGACTACCGTTGCGCCGGTCGCGCCACAGTCTCTGCTGTCCAAGATCGGCGATGCCGTCATGGGCGCTGGCCGGGACTTCGGGGAAGCAGTCGCCCCCATCGTACAAGGCGCGGGCAACCTAGTTGCTGGCGGCGTGCGTGGTGCGGGTTCCATCGGCGCGACGATCCTTGCGCCGATTGACATTGCATCGGATGCACTGAACGGCAAGGGGTTGTCGCTCGAATCCAATCGCGCCCGGCGCGATGCGATGGACGCCACGCTTAAGGATTGGGGCGCGCAGCCTGATTCGCTGCTCTACAAGGTCGGCAAATTGGGCGCCGAGGTTGCGGGCACGCTTGGGGCTGGTGGTGCTGCGGCAAACATGCTGACGCGCGCCCCTGGCGTGGCCGCTGCCGTCCCGAACCTGTTGACGGCTATGCGCACTGGCGGTATGGAAGCCGGGGCGGCTACCGGGATTGCGAATCCGCTGGTGCGGGCTGTCGGTGGGGCGATCAATGGCGGCCTGTCTGCTGGCGCTGTTGATCCATCGCAAGCCGCAGCAGGCGCAGGAATCGGAGCTGTTGCGCCCAAGCTATTGCAAATCGCCGGCAGCGCAGGCGCCAAAGCAGGCTCTGCCATCGGCAACGCAATCGCGCCGCGCGCATCTTCGGCTGTGGCCGATCTGGCTGATCGTGCGCAGCAGCTCGGCATTGAAATCCCGGCCGACCGCATCATCAACAGCAAGCCGCTGAACGCGCTGGCGGCCACACTGAACTACGTTCCGTTCTCCGGCCGGGCCGCGACCGAGGAAGCTATGGGCACGGGACTGAACCGCGCCCTGTCACGCACGTTCGGGCAGAACTCTGACAACGTGACGCAAGCCCTTCGCGCCGCATCCTCCGACTTGGGCGGCAAGTTCGATACGGTGCTGCAAGCCAACACCGTGAAGATGACGCCGGCTTTCAAGACCGCGCTTGCAGACGCCGAAACACAGGCGAACAACGAGCTAGGCCCCGAGGCATCTTCCATCATCCGAAAGCAGATCGCCGAAATCCAGACCAAGGGCGCTGCCGGAGAGATTGACGGGCAGGCCGCCTACAACATCAAGAAGACGCTCGATCGCATCGGCAACCGGAACACGCCGGAAGCGTTCTATGCGCGCGATCTCAAGAAGTCGCTCATGAATGCACTGAACGACAGCCTGGGGCCGCAGCAAGCTCAGGAGTTCGGGACGTTGCGCCAACAGTACGGCAACATGCTTGACCTCGAAAACCTTGCGCAGAATGGCGCTGAGGGCGGGGTATCGGCTGCGCGGCTGGCCAACATGAAGAACATTGGCAACCCCGATCTGCAAGAGCTTGCCGACATCGCTGCGCAGTTCATGCGGACCAGAGAGAGCCCGCATGGCGCGCTTCAACGGCTGATGATCGGCGGTGGCGCGGCCGGGGCCGCTCACGGCTTCGGGGCGCTGCCTTTCCTGCCTGTTGCGGCAGCGGCTGGCCGAGGTGCAAACATGCTGCTGAGCAGCGATGCCGCCCGGTCTGCCGTGACTGGCAAGCCAAATGCATTGCTTGACCTGCTGGCGGCTAGTGGCGATGCCGCTGCGCCGCTGATTTACCGTGGCGCTCCGACTGCCCTGGCTTCCGGCCGGTGAGTCCGCGCCAGAACTGCCACACAAACACGAGCACAGCAAGTACCAGCAACTTCAGCAGCAAGTATTCGGTATAACTCACAACTTACCAGCGCCGTGATGGCGTCGTAAAGATCATGACAGCGAGCCTTTCAGGCGTTTTTAACGTCCAGCAGTTCACCGATGCAGGTTTGCCTGCGGCGAACTACAGACTTTACACCTACGCTCCTGGCACGACCACGCAAAAGGTCGCCTACACCGACGCAGCAGCCTCGGTCCCGCACACCTACGTGTCCGATGGCCTGGGCGGCCTCTACATTGCCCTAAACGCACGCGGCGAACTACCCGCCCCGCTGTTCCTGACCCCTGGCGGCTACGACCTGGCGCTGAAGACTGCCGCAGGAGCGACTATCTGGACTCGGCGGGCCGATGGAATAAGCGACGGCGTGACGGCCCTCTCGGCAGCCTACGCAGCCCCCGGCGGCTCAGACCTAATCGGGTTCCAGCAGAGCGGCTCCGGCTCAGTTGCCCGCTGGGTCGAAGACAAGCTATCCGACACGATCAGCGTCAAAGACTTCGGCGCCGCTGGAGACAACGCGACAGACGACAGTGCGGCGATCACCGCTGCTCTCGCCGCTGTCGGTGCACTGAACTCAGGAACCGGCGGCGAACTGTGGTTCCCGCCTGGCACGTACCTGTGCGCGTCAGGCAACATCGCCATTCCGAACAATGTGACGCTGCGAGGCGCGGGCCAGCGGGCCTCACTGGTGAAGTTCACCAGCGTTAGCGGCGGGTTCACTTCGATCAACCCCATCAACTCCAGCACGAACGCTCTGGTGTCCATCGACAGCATGGGCATCTATGCCAGCAACGCAGGCAACACCGGCATAGGGTTCCTTCAGGTCGGCGGCCACTTCGTCACCCTGAAGAACGTCTTTGTCTACGGGTTCAAATACAACGTTGTATTCAACCAGACAGAGGTGTCTGTACTTGAGGACTGCTTCCTCGAAAACGCGATCACCGCAGAGCTGTGGTTAGTGAACGGCGGCGATATGGCAGCGTACCCGACTGCATCGCAGGGCTACACAAACAGAATCTCAGTTGTCCGAACGGCGTTCGATGCACGTTCCACGGCTTACTGTGTGATTGACGACGGAGGTGTCGCTCACACGTATGAGGATTGCAATTATAACGGCGGCTTGCAGCACATGCGCTGCGCAGGGC